TCGAGGACGCGGACGCCGTGATGGTAATCGGTGGCCATGGGGTTGAGGCTCCTGGGCGAGTGCCGGATCAGTGAGCCTTGAGGGTGACGCGCGCGCGCAAGAGGCGCACGCGGCGGGCTGTGTAGCGGCGGGGGTTACAGCGTGCCGGCAGCTTGTTCGGCGTAGCGACGGCCAGCTTGTCGGGCGTTGAGGTATGCCTGGCGCTTGTCTGGAGCTGGCAGGCCAGCCACTTGCTCAACCGTCCAGCCGAGGTCGAACAGGGCGTAGCCGTGCCATAGCTCGCCCTCCCTGCTCAGCATGATGGTGAAGGCCTGGTTGCGATGCGTGTGGATGTGCGGGGTTGTCATGGGGGCTCCGTTGCGTGTTGAGACGCAGCGGAGCGTGGCATCACGACCGCGCGAGCAGATCAACTTTCTACTTCATCTGCTCTTTTGGGTCAGGCTGCTGCGTTGCCGACGCCTGCCACTGCCGCCTCGATCGCAGCGATGGTCTGCTCGGCCAGCTGCTGCGCCTGCTCGACCTCGCCGGCGGCCATCAGTGTGCGGATCTGTTCCTTGGCGGCCAGGCGCGTTTCGCGGATGACGTACAGCGCCTCGGTGTAGGCAGCGGCCTCAGCCAGGATACTGTCCGCTGCCTGCTGCGCGGTGCGGCCGTTGATGGCCCAGGCGGCGACGGTGCGGGGTACTGCGTCGGTCGGGTAACCGGCGTCGACGAAGGCCTGCGCTTCGGCCGCTGCGCGGTCGTACTCCACGGCGCGCAGGGGGTCGCCGGCGACGGCACGGCGTGCGGCGTCGGCGCTGGTGTCGATCGCCACGCACAGCCTGGCCTGGAGTGCCAGTAGGTTGGCCGCTTGCAGTCCCGTATCAAGAACCCAGGCGCCGTCGAGCCAGCGGTGGTCGGCCGAGGGGCGCGGAGTGGCAGTCAGCCCAGCAGGCAGTTCGCCCAACAGCGCGTGCTGTTGCGGCTCGCCGGTCGCGGTGCTGTAGACGGTGCCGCGGTGATCGGCCACGACGTGCCACGCACTGCCATCCTCGCTGCGCTGGGCAACCTGCCCTGGCGCTAGATCCGGCGGCGCGTCGAGGTAGGCGTGCGCCGGCGTCAGCCAGTTGTGCTCGTCCAGGGGGTCGGGGTCGGCGGCGGCCTGGCCCAGGTATTCACGCGTGAGCGGGTGCGCGCAATAGATCAGTGGAGCGGTCATTGTCGAAACCCTCGGTCAATATTTGATGCAGGCCAGCAGCGCGATGTTGCGCGGGCGGTTGTCGCCGGCCAGTGGGGATACGTTGCCACCGGCGGCACGAAGGCTCTCCAGCGATTCGGCAATCTCAACCCCACCAGAACCCACGACGAGGCGCCCGGCGGTAATTGCCACGGACGGCTGCGGCGCAGAGCCTGCCGTCCCCCAGCCATCGCGCGGAATGTCCGGCGACAGGGCGGCCTGAGCGCTACCGAACACCCGTGACGGATCGACCCCGCGGCCATCGTCCCAGCCGCGCAGGAACTCGCCGCGCAGGTCGGGCAGGTTGAAGGTGCTGCTGCCATCGCCCGCGCCGAAGGTGGTGCCGATGGCGGCGAACAGCGCAGCATAGGTAGTGCGGCTGACGGCGGCGCCATTGGCCTTGAGCCAGCCGCTTGGAGCGGTGCTTCTGGCGAAGTGGCTGACGGTGCCGGGAGGCGTCTCGACAGGCAATGAGATATTCGCAGTGCCATCGAACAAAACACCGTTGATGGTGCGTGGAGTCGCCAGTTTAGCGGCGGCTACAGCGGTGTCGTTTACGCCCAAATAGTTGCTGGGGTCGAAGTTGCCAGTGTGGTAGACCGTCTCTCCACCAACGCGGAGCGTCTTCTGCACTGAAAGCGGCCCAATGCTGTTGTAGACCTCAGCGTTAAGGACTGTCGCCGTATTGCGGTTGTAATACTCGATGCACAGCAGCTGGTTTGGATAGTCGGAAACAGCGCGACCCTCGAAGAAAATCCCATTGCCGAAGGCACTTGCGGAATATGGCACGATCAGCGCTGCGTACTTGACCCCTTGATAGGTGCAGGACACTGCTTGCCAAGCGGTGCCTAGACTCCCCCCGATATCGTAGAGCGCAGTCGTATGGCCGTTGTAGGCAGATGACGAAACAATCTCGACGCTGGTTTGATTTAGAAAAGATACCTCGTTACCCCGCGTCGCAGTGATTTTGCCGTCAACGATTGAATACGGAAGCAACGAAGAGACGTAAAGCGGGTGCAGCAGAATAAGCCGGTCACAGTAAATGCTGGAGAATCCGCCAGCCAGCCGGCGCCGCACGGTTTCGGTAAGTGCCACCTGTCCTTTGGTGAAGTCATCGACTCCGTACTGCTTGGCAAGGTTGCCGGTGTGCCACGCCTGCTGGGTAGACGGGTCGCTCAGACCAAATAGCGCCAGCGCCGCCCGGCCCCACGCCGTAGTAGCAATCGACGTGTCGTTGTCGGTGGCGGCAGGTGTCGGAGCTTTCGGATCGCCGGTCAGCACCGGCGACGCCAGCGGTGCCTTCTCGGCCAACGCGTTGGTCATGGTGGTGGCGAAGTTCGGGTCGTTGCCCAGCGCCGTGGCCAGCTCCTTCAGCGTGTCCAGGGCGGCCGGCGAGCTGTTTACCAGGGCACTGATTGCCGCCTGGACGAAGGCGGTGTTGGCGATCTGTGTGGTGTTCGCTCCGGCTGCTGGGGTCGGGGCGGTCGGCGTGCCTGTGAGTCCCGGTGAATTCAGCGGCGCGGCGCCAAGGGTTGCAAGAGCCTCTGCCGCGGTCGAATCGTCGAGCAGCGAGCGGGCGAATGCCGTCAGCGGCGCCATCGCGAACGTATCGGGGCCTGTCGCGTAGATCATCTGGTTGACCGCCGTTGCCAGCGCCGCCAGCGCGGTGAGCGTTGGGTCCTTCGGCTGTTTTTCGTCTTGCAGTTTCTTGCCCTGGGCTGCGGTCAGCGCCTGGTCTGTACTGTTGCTGGAGAGCGTGTCATTGAGCTGTACAAGCCCCGCCCTGCTGGTCGAAGCGGTGAGGCTATTGAGCCCAGCGGGGGTCACGGCACGCGCGCCGTCAGTGCCGGCCTGCGTCTCCTCCGGCGTCGCCAATTCGACCACGCCCTGAACGGTGGTGGTGGCCGGCGGGTTGAGAAAGCTGATGTCACCGAAGGTGATGCTGGTGGCGTTGAGGCTCTCCAGGATGATGTCCGTGGCCAGCAGCAGGGTGGATGCGCCGGCCTTCTGGATGATCCAGCCCGAGGCCGCCGGCTGCGAGTAGACCGCAATGAGCGTGCCCTTGTCACTGAACAGCCCGAACTCGCCGACGTTGTAGGCCGCGCTGCTTTCGTCCAGGGCTGTCACGTGGATAGTGTCCGCCGCGACGGCTTGCCCCGCGATCGAACTCACGCGCTTGATCTGCGCCTGCAGCGCCGTGAGTGTTTTCGTGGGCGTGTACTGGCCGGTACCGAAGCCGATTTCGGTGATGGTGACCGGGCCTGTGCCGGTGTTCTGGGCGTTGATGATCTCGGCGCGGCCGGCATCTGTGATGGTGATAGGTAGTGCCATTACGGGGCCTCAGTGCATTGCAGGCGGCGGTAGATGACTGGCCGGGCGGCGCCCTGCAGGCCGAGGCCTCCAGTGGCGGCCAGGCCGAGCGTGAGCGTGAAGTGCGAGCGAACCGGCTTGGTGCGCTCGATCTCTTTGATGATGTCTTCCTGGTAGGCGGCGGTATTGGGCACGCTCGCGCCAAGCGTGAGCACGACCTCAAAGGTGTGCGGAGCGCCCATGGGCTCGGTCTGCCACCACTCGCGCAGCTCCAGAGAGCTGCCAAAGCTACGCACGACGTCGCGCACACTCTTGGCGGTGCCCTTGCGGCGCTGGATGTCGACCGCCGCGCGAATACGCTCGCGCTTGACTGCCTCCGGCCAGTACGGCTGCCAGCTGTCGAGCGAGAGCGTCCAGGCGAGCCAGGGCAACAGGCGCGCCGGGCACGTGTCCGGGTTCCAGAGGTCGCGCAGGGGCACGGCCATGGTGCCGAGCCGAAGGGTGGCCTGCTCTAAGTTGCGCTCAAGCGGCGAGGCATTGGGCGGTAGCAGGCTCGGCTGGTCACTCATCCAGGCCACCGTCGGTGAGGTTGATCGCGGTGCAGTAGGAGGCGCTCTGGCGATTGATCACGAGGTTGGCGGTGGGACTGGCCAGATCTACCCGCTGTACGCCTGGTTGGTGCAGCGCTGCGTAGATTCCGGAGAGCGTGACGTCCAGCCCGAGACGATGCTGCCCAGCCGTGTAGGCCTCCAGCGCCGCGCGGGCGTTGGCCATGACCACCTCACGGTCCGGACCCGCGTAGAAGTACAGCGTGGCGGTAACCTGGTACTGGGCAATGGTCGCTGCCTGCACCTGGACGTAATCGGTCAGCGGCCGGACGCTCTCGTCGCTCAGCTTGGCCAGCACCGTGGCGAGCAGCGCCTCGCTTGGCACGCCGGTACCAGCACGCGACAGCACGGTGATTAGCACTTGCCCCGGGGTTGGGCTGATGGCGCTGGCGTCGAGCACCTGCCCGTCCGCGCTCAGCGCGTGGAAGATGTACGCCCCCTCGGGGCCTGCGGTGGACAACCCTTCCAGCGAGAGTTGGATGCGGTAGC